CCATCTAAAAGCCAAATTAGAGTCCTTCAGTCAATCGGCCGAGGATTGAGAAAAACTAAAGACGGTATGGACACAAAAGTATTTGATATTGCAGATGATTTACATTGGAAATCTAAAAAGAACTATACATTAAATCATGCAGCTGTAAGAATTAAAATATATGCAAAAGAGAAATTTAATTACGAAATTCATGAAGTACCCTTATAAATAGTATTGTATGACAGAAAAAGCTTTAGACATAAGACATTTTAAAATGATTAACGGCGACGAAGTGTTGGCACTCGTTAATCAAAATAATGATACTAATATGTTAGTTGAAAGACCAGTTGTTGTTAATGCTAATATGCTAGGTGGCTATACATTAGCACCATGGTTTCCTTTCAGTAAAGCTTCTTTATTTCGTATTATGAAAAATAGAATTATCGCATCAGTTAAGATCGATGAAAAAGTACAACAGAATTACATTAACTTCGTGTTACAAAAAGAACAACCAGAAGCTAAAATACAGTCGACATCTGAGTTGTTAGATAATTATCGCGATGCTTTAATGGCTGAACATGCTGCCAAGGAAGAAATATATGAAGACTATATGGAAGAGGAAGAGATAAATGATCCGACCATTCATTAGCCTAGATCTATATTCCACCTTCCCCGGTATGCTATATTATTATACCACGTTTTTGATGCTTTGTACAGTGTTATTTGCAAATTAATTAACCCTGTACATTACAGCTGAAGTATGGTATAATAGAACATTATGGAGAAAAGTAATGAGTAAAAATAAAGCACATTATATTAACAATAAAGAATTCTCATTGGCCGTAGTAGATTATGTCAGTGAAAAGAATGAAGCAGAAGCTAAAGGTAAACCTATTCCAAAGGTAACCGATTATATAGCAAGATGTTTTATTAAAATCGCTGAAGGCCTTTCACATAGACCAAACTTTGTACGATACACTTATCGTGAAGAAATGGTTATGGATGCAGTTGAGAATTGCTTAAGAGCTATTGGTAATTATAATTTAGAAACAGCAACTAGAACTGGAAAGCCTAATGCATTTTCTTACTTCACACAAATTTGTTATTTTGCTTTTATTAGAAGAATCACAAAAGAGAAGAAGCAACAAGATATAAAATTTAGATTTATTGAGAAAATGGGTATTGAAGAATTTGTTGAAGCTGGTATGGATAATGAAACGGCAGCAGAAACTATGGCTTATGTAGATACACTAAAACAAAGGATATCACAAGTAAGAGCGGTAGACAACAAAATTAAGAAATTTGCAAAAGCGGAGAAGGCTCGAGAGAAACTAGAGCTATTTATGAGATGAAGGTAGCAATATTAAACGACACACATTGTGGTGTCAGAAATTCTAGTGACATATTCTTAAAATATCAAGAAAGATTTTATGAAGAGATATTCTTTCCATATTTAAAGGAACACAATATCACACAAATATTACATTTAGGAGATTATTATGAACATCGTAAGTTCGTTAATTTTAAAGCTCTCAACGCAAATCGAAAACATTTCCTCGAACCCTTACGGGATTCTGGGATTTCTATGGATATTATTCCTGGTAATCATGATGTTTATTTTAAGAATACAAACGAACTTTGCAGTTTAAAAGAATTACTTGGTTACTTTACCTCCAATGTAAATATTATAATGAAGCCTAAAGTATTAGATTACGATGGCTGTAAAGTCGCAGTAATACCTTGGATTAATAATAGCAATTACCAAGAGTATACAGACTGGGCAATGAAATGTAATGCATCTATTCTTGGAGCTCACCTAGAGCTAAAAGGATTTGATATGATGGCAGGAGTACCTAATGCTCACGGTATGAGTGCTGATGTATTTTCAAGGTTTGAAATGGTTCTATCAGGGCACTTTCATACCAAATCACATAGGGATAATGTTCATTACCTTGGTGCTCAATTTGAGTTTACCTGGGCTGATGTAGACGACCCTAAGTATTTTCATATATTAGATACGGAAACAAGAGAAATTACACCCGTGCGTAATCCAATCACTATGTTTAAGAAAGTAATATATGATGATAAGAAAGTTAATTATGATGAAGTTGATGTATCTCAATTTGAGAATAAGTTCATTAAATTAATTGTAATAAATAAAAATGACCTTTACATGTTTGACAAATTTGTTGATAGATTACAAAGTGTTAATACATACGAATTAAAAATAGCTGAAAGCTTTGAAGAGTATTTAGGTGATAGCGTAGAAGACGAGAAAATTTCACTAGAAGATACTACTCATTTATTAGATTCCTATGTTGAAGCGGTTGAAACTGATTTAGATAAAGAACATATTAAGGTTGAATTGAGAAAGCTTTATACTGAGGCACAAAACCTAGAGGTAGTATGATACAATTTAAATCCGTTTCCTGGAAGAATTTTCTTTCTACAGGCAACGATCCAATAACAATTAGACTAGATAAATCGCCTACAACATTAATTGTAGGACAAAACGGAGCAGGTAAATCCACATTATTAGACGCATTATCATTTGGATTATTTGGTAAACCACATAGAGACATTAATAAAAAACAATTAATGAATTCTATTAATCGAAAAGCTACAGAAGTTATAGTAGAATTTGATATTGGTGGTTCACAATTTAAAATTGTTAGAGGTATAAAACCAACTAAATTTGAAATATGGCAAAATGGTAATATGATTAACCAAGCATCTAATGTAAGGGATTACCAAAAGTTTTTAGAAAGTAATATTTTAAAACTAAACCATAAGTCATTTCACCAAGTAGTTGTATTAGGAAGTAGTTCCTTTATACCATTTATGCAATTACCAGCTTGGTCACGAAGGCAAGTAATTGAAGACTTATTAGATATTAATATATTTAGTAAGATGAATCAATTACTAAAAGAGCGTAATGCAAAAATACGAGAAGATTTAGTTGATATTAATCACAATATTGATTTATTTAAAGCTAAGATTGATGGCCAATCTAAATACATTAAAGATTTACAATCGCTAAACGAAGAACAAATAGATAAAAAAAGAGAATCTATCGAAGTTTATAAAAACGATATTAAAGAAATATTTGAAGAATCAAAAGAGTTAGGAAAAAATCTTACAACTCTTATTTCTGGCGAAGAAAAAAATTATAAGTTTTTTAACGATAAAATGTCGGATATGAAAGCATACGATAAAGACTTTAATAATAAAATTAATGCACTTGTTGCTGATGCTAGGTTCTTTGAAGAAAACGATAATTGTCCTACATGTGACCAAGAAATATCCGAATATATTAAAGCTGAAAAGCTAGGCGGATTAAAGGAACAAGCTAAACATGTACAAGACCAAAAAACTCAGCTATTAAAAGAAGTAAATACCTTAGAAAAAGAAGGTAAAGAAATCTTAAATAGTTTAAATCAATTAAGACAAAAGCAAACTAAGATTAATTCTAATAACGAAAAGATTGCCGTATTACAAAAAGAAGTTGGTAAAACTCAAAAGGAAATAGACAATTTACAAAACCAAAGTGGTGATGTTAAAACTGCTAAAAAGGAAATGACATCATTGCGTAAGAAAAAAGATACTGCTACAGAAAAGAAATTAGCCTATGTAGAAGAACGAACTTATAATGAAGTTATAGGCGAAATGTTAAAAGATACAGGTATAAAGACGAAAGTAATTAAACAATACCTACCAGTTATGAATCGTCTTATTAATCAGTATCTGCAAGTATTGGACTTCTTTGTAGCATTCCATTTAGACGAAAACTTTGCTGAAACAATTAGATCACGACATAGAGACACATTTAATTATGCGTCATTTAGTGAAGGCGAAAAACAAAGGATTGATTTAGCATTACTGTTTACATGGAGACAAATAGCTAAAATGAAAAATAGTGCCTCGACTAATCTATTAGTATTAGACGAAACATTTGATTCAAGTTTAGATATGGACGGTATTGATAACCTTACAAAAATATTGGATACGCTAGAAGATGGTTCTAATGTATTCATCATATCTCATAAGGGCGATGTTTTAGAGAATAAATTTAGATCTAAAATAGAGTTCTTTAAGGATAGAAACTTTTCTAAGATTAGGTAAGGGGCTGTAGCTCAGTTGGGAGAGCATCTGCTTTGCACGCAGAGGGTCGGAGGTTCGAATCC